CTTACGGGGGTCTATCTGTCTCGGATCGAGGGTGCCTACGGGCTTCCCCCAGAGTTAATTCTTAAGATCCGATTCTTCTACCTTTAATGGCCATTTGGGCCGGGTAGATTGTATAGTCTCGTCTGAGACTACCCGAGTAAATCCACTCGGGCGGTTCCGGTGACTCCGGTTAGTCGCCTTTCTTAATAAGTTAGGTGATTTGACATGCCGTATACAGGGCCTATCGTGGAAACCTTTGTTTCGGATCCTCAGGGAATTTATCGTCTGAAACGGCGATATCGTTCACTGTCTCGTCCGTACAAGGAACCGCTACCTTACTTTACCGGTTTTTACTTCGGGGGACGTGTGTACAACACTGACCCCGAGCAGACCGTCAATCAAGGTAAGGTGATAGGTGGCGCTAGCCTTTCTATCGCTCAAGGAGACCTATCTTATCTCTGCGTCGATCAAGCGTATGCGAAAGCTTACAATCGATTCGTTAAGCAGATGAAAGATACGGCCTCTATTGGTGTCGGGCTAGTAGAGGCGAAGTCATCTTATCAGATGATTTATCGCCGTTCGACGCAGTTTCTTGGTCTTCTTTCCGCCCTGCGGAAGAAGGACTTCGAAGCATTCCAGCATCACCTCGGTGTAACAACCGTGGCGGGTCGCCGGAGAACGCGTCTTGTGTGGAGTCGTCAGGCGAAAAGCCCGGCGACGCCTGCGAACCTCCTATTGGAATACCAGTTTGGCTGGAAACCAATGGTGCAGGACGTCGGAGCGGCCGTTAAGGTCCTCCAGTCTGAGTTCGACCCTATTCCTAGGGTCTCCTCAGGTACGGCCTCAGATTCGTGGCGGACTAATGAGAATGGAACTGGTGGATTCGTCTATCAGAGAAGTTCTCTGTCTGTCTCCGCGAAGGTAAGGATGGGCGCCCTTGTGGTCCCTTCTAACCCAAATCTGGCGCTCGCAAATCAGCTGGGCTTCGTCAACCCCGCTGCAGTGGCATGGCAGACTCTTCCGGCTAGTTTCCTGTTCGACTGGTTTGTTCCAGTTGGCAGGTTCCTCGAGTCCTATACGGACTTCGTAGGTTTTTCTATCCAAAGAGGCTGGGTGTCCCATAGTCTCCGTTCTGAACGGAGCTATGACGTTGCCTACATGGGAAGTGATCCTGTCTACCCCGTGAGGGCTGGGAATAGCGATAAGGCGATTGGCTTCACTCGTGAACCAAAGACCTCGTTCAGCATTCCTACCCTTCGGTCGCAGGTGAAATTACCGGGAGGCGACCTCCTCGGCAAAGCAACTTCCACTGTTGCGATGCTAATTCAACAACTCTCTAATCGAAAGAAGTAAATCATGCCCGCAATGGCTAACATCACCGTCAAAGACTCCGACGGAACCACCGACCGTGTCTTCACTGCTCTCTCGCCTTCCGGCGGTGACGGCAGTTCCGCCCTGTGGCGTTTCGAAGACATGACGCGCGTCCCTGGTCACCGCATCACTGCGGAGATCAAGACCATGTGGAACGGTCCGAAAACCGCCCGCCGTGCTGTCTTCTCCCTCCGTGCACCGATCGTCCAAGCGACTTCCGTCGCCGGCGTGAATGCGAAGGTGGGTGAGATTCGCATGGAAAATGGCAATTGGATCATCCCCCAAGACGCCCCGTCCACGTTTATCGCGGGGACGGTGGCTCTGGGGGCGAACCTGATGGCTAGCGCTCTCATCAAGAGCGCCATCGCCGACGGTTTCGCTCCGACCTGATTACTCAGGTCGAAGGAGAACTTCCATGGCTCAAACGCTTTCAAGGTTCCTTTGGAGCGTCTCTTCTGCCCTGTGCGAAGACGTAAATACTCCTCGTGCGTTAACAGTTTCTTTGCTGTTGAAGTATGGTGAGTATGGTCAACTCTTTAATCTTAAGATTGACCCGGCGCATTACTGCGACCCTGAGCAATTCTTCAAAGACAACTTTGTCACCGAGCTTCTTCGGAAGCTCGACATTGAGGTCCCTGGGATTGACAGGAAGCAAGTAGCCAAAGATGCTTTTTTTGCATCCGAGGCCCAGTGCTATCGAACGAATGTTCGACTCAGAAGATTCAATGACGGCGGCCCTTTCGAGGGTTCGTCTGACTTGGCGATCGACGATTTCCTTTCGTCGGTACGGAAAATCATCTCTGAGATACTTGGTCCGGTCCCTCGGGACATAAGACCTCGTCACGGCCCTGGCGCGACGTTTAACGACCGCGGCAAGAGGACAACGGTGCCAGACAAAATGTCCTCGCGTCCTACTATCACGAAATCGGCCCGGTGCATCCTGCCGCTCTGGGAAGAGACGGCTTGGTCACGCGAGCTAGTTCGTGAGAGATCGAATATCTCTGACCCTCTTACCGTCCAAGGGAACCGTTTCACAACAGTTCCTAAAGATGCAACGAAGTTCAGAGGTATATGCATAGAACCGTCCTTAAACGTGTTCTATCAGCTTGGCGTCGGCGATCATTTAAAAGATCGCCTTCGTTTGGCTGGCATTGACCTTCGAGAAGGTCAACAGCTGCATCGGACGGTAGCTTGCTCCGCTTCCATCACTGGAAGCCATGCAACTATCGATCTGTCGAACGCAAGCGACACCGTAAGCTACCAGCTCGTGAAGCGTCTGCTTCCGACTATGTGGTTTGAATTGCTAGACTCGCTTAGGTCTCCTTCTACTTTCCTCGACGGAAAGTGGTATAGACTTGAGAAGTTTTCCTCAATGGGAAACGGTTACACATTTGAACTTGAATCCCTTATCTTTTCTGCCGTGGCGCAAGCCGTTGCCGAAAAGGAAGCTTCGAGTTCGTCCCTCGGGAGAGGGATTTATGTGTACGGCGATGATATCATCGTCCCTACCGAAATAGCGAAAGGTGTCTTGTCGGCTCTCCGGTACCTCGGCTTCACGCCGAATCCTCGGAAAACGTTCTTAACAGGACTATTTCGAGAGAGTTGTGGCGGCGACTTCTTTGCTGGTAAACCCGTGAGGGCCCACTATGTTAAAGAAGACCCGTCTGAGCCTCAACATTACATTAAACTCGCCAACGGACTCCTTCGTGTGGTCAATGACCACTTCGGGGCGTGTAGCGGCGCTCGCTTTCACAAGCGTGCTAGGTTTAAGTGTCTTGATGCTCTACCGGCTCGGATCCGCAAGTTACGAGGCCCCGAATCACTCGGGGACCTCGTCATCCACGACCCAGACTTCAGTGGTAACTTCCGAGAAAGGAACGGATGCGGCTTTGTCCTTGGACTTATGCCTCAATCTGAACCCACCCCTTGGAACCACTGGACGCCTGGCGTGGTCCTTGCGTCAGCCCTCCTCGGCCAGCCAGACGTTGGTCCCACAGCACGTGGGTCAATAGCTGGTTACCGTATTGGGCTTGTCTCTATCCTTGAAAGACCGAAAGACTCGCATGTCACTCCTGACCTCTGCGAGTTTAACGATCCTGTCTTTAGGCGCCTTTTGAAGCGCCTTGCGACCAAGGAAAGTGTCTTAGGTTTCTAAGTCACTTGGACGTTTTCCCGACAAGCAGCAATGCTTTTTCGTCGGGTGGACCCCCATCTGGGGGATAGGTAG